CTTAGGAAACCGTGATCGTTAAGGTCGCTGGATCGTTAGGAAAAACTTGTGGAGTCGTCGCTGCCGTTGTGGCGGAATTGGCAGACGCGCACGGCTTAGGCCCGTGTGCCGCGAGGCGTGTCGGTTCAAATCCGACCAACGGCAGATCAGTCAGTGACTCTCTGTGACTTTAGCTTCTTGCGTTGGTTACGAAAAGTAGTAAACTGGAGACATGATCGTGATCACGGACAAAAAAGCGAAAGAGCTTGTCTCTGCGAATATCTCGCGGCTGCTACATGCCACAGGTAAGAACGCGCATTGGCTGGTCAAAGAACTGGAAATCAGTCCTGGTGCTTTGTATCCAATCGTGCGAGGCGAAGTGGCTCCGAAAATCGGACTTGCTTCGAGGATCGCCGAGTGTTTGGGAGTCGGTGTCGATGATCTTTTGAAACCAGTTTGCGAAAAATCGAAAAAAACTCAAAAGGTCGCTTGACCCGTTTACTAAGTTTCGTAAATATCGCACCGCGTTGGTTGAGCACGCTCAAACGTGACTCGATCAACGCGGTTCGGTTTTGATGCCGGACCTGCCGCCTGAACGATTCAGACGTGGGAACGGACTCAATGTCGAACACGAAAAACGAAACACAAGACGCACAGCCGCGACTCGGTTCTGAAACGAATCGGGTCGCGGCTTTTTTTGCAGGCATTGATGCGGCCTGCCGATGGGCCGACATGAGGTCGGTTGGGCATGGAGGCCGCATCGGCGGGCGATGACGTTTTCGATGTGTGCTATCGGCCTGTGAGGGGCCGATTGCAGAGCGTGTGTGCCGGCTCGGTGTGTTGCCGAGCCGGCATTTCAAAACACAAATCACGGAGGAAATCATGGCATTAGTTTTGTCCCGAAAATTCGGCGAAACGATTCTGGTCGGGCAGGATGTGAAGGTCAAAGTCGTGAGAATCAACGACAACGCAGTGCGACTGGCGATCACGGCACCGGCCTGGATGAACATTGTTCGCGAAGAGTTAGGGCCGGTGCGTCCGATTCAAACGGGCATCGCTGACGTTGCAGACCTTGGCCGTCGCTTGCTCGATCCGCTCGACGTGGCAGAGGCGTATGAAGGAGAACAGCAATGACACTCAAAGAACTAGAACAGTTAGAGGACTCAGCGTGGATCGCACTGCAAAACGCGCAGGCGATCCTCAATGCGAGTTCGCAAGCAGTATTGACGCGCAAACTGCATTCAGAGTGGGTCGAACTGCGGAATCAAGTGAAGGTTCTTCGAGCAGATGAAAGCCATCGGCGACGTGCGGAGATGTGAAATGGCACCGAGTGCAGACTGGGGGTCAAGAGGCGTACATCGGTTGGATTTCTGCGGACTTTGAACGTCTGACCGGCGGCGGATGACGCCGGTTTTTTAGGTGGGAAGCGCGGGGAGCGTTTCCGTGTGGATCGGCATCGACCCAGGCAAGAGCGGCGGCATCGCCGTCATCGAGCAAACATCGGCCGGCTTGCTGGTGACGACTCAGAAGCTCGATGCGACCGAGGCGGACATTAGCAACGTGCTCGACGTGTTCTCGCTGCAGGCACGTTTCTGCATGATCGAAAATGTTCACGCGACTCCGCAAATGGGTGTCGTCTCGGCCTTCACGTTCGGCCGCTCGTTCGGGTTCCTGATCGGTGTGCTGACAGCTCACAAAATCCCGTTCGACTTTGTGACGCCGCAACGGTGGCAGAAGTCGCTCGGCTGTTTGAGCGGTGGCGACAAGAACGTCACCAAGGCGGCGGCTCAGAGACTGTTTCCCTATGTTCGACTCACGCACGCGACCGCAGACGCGACGCTGATCGCGGAGTATTGCCGAAGGGTGAAAGCATGACCTACGAAGATTTCATCACAAGCAAATCGCAGCACGGCGAGCGGCATGGGTTCAAGCCGATCTGGTTGCCGGATTGCCTGTTTGACTTCCAGCGTCATCTCGTGGAGTGGGCAATCGAGCAAGGCCGTGCGGCGATCTTCGCTGACTGCGGACTCGGCAAGACGCTGATGCAACTCGTGTGGGCTGAAAACGTCATTCGTCAGACGAACCGGCCGGTGTTGTTAGTAACTCCGATTGCAGTTGGTATACAGACTCTCACCGAGGCGAAGAAGTTCGGTATTTCGGCAGTAAGGACTCGTGATGGCAAGATGACGAACGATAATATGATATTCATTACGAACTACGAGCAGCTACATAAGTACGATTCCGCACAGTTCGCGGGCTGCGTGTGTGATGAAAGCTCTGCGATCAAAGATTTCAAATCTGAGCGAAAAAGTGCAGTAGTCGATTTCATGCGTGCATTACCGTATCGGCTGCTATGCACTGCGACTGCGGCTCCGAATGATTTTTGGGAGCTTGGCACGTCCTCCGAAGCACTAGGTCATCTTGGCTTTCGCGACATGGTTACTATGTTTTTCAAACAGGAAACCTCGAAAGATCATCACGGCTGGGGTCGTACAAAATACCGTTTTCGCGGACACGCCGAGGAGCCGTTTTGGTCGTGGGTTTGCTCATGGGCGAGATCACTCAGGAAGCCGTCAGACCTTGGGTTTTCTGACGAGCATTTTGTGCTACCTCCGCTTGTGGAAAACAACATAACGATCGAAACGGCAAAGCCGCGACAAGGTCTTTTGTTTTCTGTGCCTGCCAAAGACATGAGAGAAGAGCGAGCCGAGCGGCGTCACAGTGTCACAGATCGTGTCGAGAAAGCGTGTCAAGTCGCAATAGAACACAATGGGCCGACGGTGCTATGGGGCGAGTTAAATGAAGAGACAGACGCGATTGAAAGAGTTGTTCCGGATTGCGTTCAAGTACGAGGCTCAATGCCAGACGAAGCCAAAGAAGAGGCATTGATCGGGTTTTCATCTGGTCAAATTCGGCGTCTAGTGACAAAGCCAAAGATAGGAGCCTGGGGATTGAATTGGCAGCATTGCTGCAACATTGTGACGTTTCCATCACATAGCTACGAGCAGGATTATCAATTAGTGCGTCGGTGTTATCGGTTTGGTCAAACAAAACCAGTGACGGTCACAAGAATTATCTGTGAAGGCGAGGCGAACATCTTGAATAGTCTGAGTCGCAAGTATCAACAGTCAGTCCGAATGTTCGACAGCATTGTCGCTCATATGCGTGATTCTTTGCACCTTGTGTCTGCTGATTCGTTTCCTAATCTAGAAAGGTTGCCGCAATGGCTGTCATAGATCAGGTGATTTGTGATCGGTATGCGATTTACAACGGAGATTCAGCGGAGGTGCTGACAAGCCTTCCTGATAAATCTGTTGGTCTGTCAATTTACTCTCCGCCGTTTGCCACCGAGAACGGCGGTTGTCTCTATAACTACTCGTCAAGCGTTCGCGATCTATCAAACGCACGCACCTACGAAGAGTTTTTCGAGCACTACCGATACATTGTTGAACAAATCACGCGACTGACGATGCCTGGGCGTATTTCGGCAGTGCATTGTATGGACGTTCCGACTCAGGGTGCCAACATTTGCGGATACTGTGACTTTCCAGGTGACATCATTCGTTTGCATCGTGAACTCGGATGGGAGTACCTCCCGCGTATCTGCATATGGAAAGAACCGCTTGCAGTTCGCAACAGAACGATGAGTAAAGCACTCGCTCACAGACAGATCGTCGAGGACGCGACGCTCACGAACTGTGCCGCTGCCGACTATTTGATTCCGTTTCGATTAAAAGGACAAAATCCGTCACCAGTAACTCACGAACATGGATTGCTCGATTATGCGGGTGAGCGGGAGATTCCAAAAGAGTTGCGCCACTTGAGGGATTACAAAGGGAATCAAATCCAAAATCGTTACTCGCATTGGATATGGCGAAATTACGCTTCGTGTTTTTGGGATGACATTCGCCTTAGTCGCGTACTGCCATACAGGGAATCAAAAGACGACGGTGATGAGCGACATCAGCATCCATTGCAACTCGACGTTATCGAGCGTTCTGTCGTGATGTGGTCAAATCCAAACGACGTAGTATTGACGCCTTTTATGGGTGTTGGCAGCGAGGTTTACGGGGCCGTGACTAATGGTCGCAGAGCCATCGGCATTGAATTGAAGCCGAGCTACTACCGGCAGGCGTTGCGGAATTTGCAGGCTGCCGACGAGGTTTCCGAGACGTTCGACACTCAGACACTGTTCACATAGCAGGAGCCGCAAGCATGACACGCGAAGAACTCGACACCTCGCTGCAGGTGCTCGCAAACCGGCTAGAGGCGACACGTTCGCGACTGGCGAAAAAACGGCGGCGTGCGAGAGACCAACGAATCGTCGGAATCTGCGTCCAGCGTCGTCAGTTGAGAGGGACGAAATGACGTGGCTGCTCACGGCTCTGTCGCTGGTCGGCGTGGTGCTCAACATTCAGCATCGGCGCGAGTGTTTCGCGTTGTGGCTGGTCACGAATGTTTCGTGGTGCGTCGTCGATGCAAGCGTTGGTCTGTGGTCGCAGGCCACGCTGCAACTGGTCTATGCCGGCCTCAGTGTATGGGGCTGGCTCAAATG